TATGGCTGATAGATTGGATCGTTAAAAATGGATTGTACCATGTTACTTTACTCCTTGTAAGCAAGTTAAGTGTTTAATAGAAAGCATGAGACCCTTTATGGCATCTCATGCTTTTATTTATATCATAATAATTGGGTCATGTCAACTTTTTTTAACGCCTTACGCCAATATTATATTTGGCAATAAGTTCCCATTCAGGCTTCTCTTTAAATGGTAAAATCTTAATTTGAGAAAGAGGAGCCACATTTCCTTGTGTCTTCTCAGGGTCAATTACTCTAATCAGACCCCATTCCTCAAGAAGATTAGCGATAGTATTTCGTCTGCCAGCATCTTCTTCTGAGAAAGACGAATCTTTACCATCAAGCGTAAAGAGTTCTTTAAAGTGCGTAAGATAGTACTTGCCGCGTTTATGAAGAATATGACAGGATTGATATAGCTTCTTTTCTTTTCGAGAGGCAACTCCGATACGAGTTAAAGTTTCCTTTACTTTCAAAAACGCTTCTTCGTTACTTAATTCTACCTCCACTAATGTATCTACGCTCATTTCACACCACCCTTTTGTTGCTTTTTTCTAATAATATTTAATTGATCCTTAGTGAGGATTTTTAAATATGAAAGTCCGATTTGTTTATTGCACGTATAGTAGCTACAAATCATATTTATAGTTTCGTCATCTTGTGGCTTAGACCACTTAGAGAAACGTTTACGCTTTCGAAGCACACTATGGTAATAATCAAATTGGAGTTTGTTATCAAGGTGAGAAAGTTCATTCATCTGATTTGCGTGGAGCACAGCATCTGGATGATATGAAAACGCTTTATTGGTTAACCAAGGGCTATAATCACGTTCTGATAGAGCATCATTTTCTGTACCTCTCATCAAATCCTTTTTAGAATCTGATACTGCTGATACGTAATCGAATGGATTTATTTTACTCATTTCCAGCTACATTCGAACATAATAGAAGTTAAGAATGCCATGATATTAATCTCTGGATCAGCACAAAAGCTATGACGATATGAATATTCACCAAGGGTTACTACAATACCTGGAATAGAATTTGATGCTGCTTGTTCCCAAGAAGCGTCATAGAAAGCACGAAAGAATTGAGTGGCATCCATATCACTATTTTCACCAACCCACTTTCGAACTTTTGGATAATCTTTTACCTTCATATGACCGATAAGCTGCTTGAATGATTCTTCGTTGAAGTTTGTTAGAATACCAGAATCAATTCGACCAACAGCCGAATATCGTTGACATTCATTAAGAACCCTACGCCAATCAGGAAAATGTAGATTGATAACTTCTGCTACAACTTTTTGGTCAAACTCAACATTCTCTTTATTGAGAATATCTAGAAGGCGTTTGAAGAATTGCGCAGCTAGTTTAGCTTTATCGCCACTCTTAATTTTAAAATCAATAACTGTACACCGAGAATGTAGCGGTTCGATAATACGATTTTTGAAGTTGCAGGTGAGAATGAATCCACAATTCCTACTGAACTCTTCCATAAAGTTACGAAGGGCAGGCTGAGTAGATTGTGGATTTAGATAATCAGCTTCATCAAGGATAACATATTTACGACCACCTGAGAACGAGACCGAAGACGCAAACTGCATAATCTCATTTCGAAGAGTATCGATGTTACCATTCATTGAACCATTAATAACGATATAATCAGCATCAAGTTGATTACACATAGCCTTAGCAACAGTTGTCTTACCAACACCAGCAGTACCAGTTAAAAGTAGATTAGGAATATTCTTTTGGTTAACAAACTGTTGAAACGTCGTCTTCAAATCAGAAGGAAGAATGGATTCTTCGATAGTCTTAGGGCGGTACCGCTGTACCCAGAGAAACTCTTCATTCATAATATAGCTCCATATCAAAGTAAAATCAATTATAACATAAGAGGGGATGGAAGTAAACCCATCCCCTCGAATATGTTAGTTAATATTGGCGCCCTCAACGCCATCAAGCCCGTTTAGGTTCAAAGGAACTTCCTCTACTGCGACAGGCGCATCTTCTCCTTCAGACGCTGGCGCTAGTGCCTTTTGTCGCTCTGCTTCAGCTTCTAGAACTGATACAAACTTCGCACGAAGTTGACCAACGGGTACCAATTCGTCTCCTCGAATAGCACCACGAGTTGATACGATATCGATTACCCGCACAACTGCGTCAATATCTTGTAGTGTCAATTGTAGTGGTTCAGCCATGTTTTTATTCTCCAAATGTTGAGTTAGATTCGATTGCAATAAAATATTTCACGTTATCCGCAGTGAAAGACGATAATCCTTTTGAAGATAGATTTGCGACATAATCATTCGGAAGTAACTTGAAGTTTTCAACCTTCATATAAAAATTAAAGGTCTTAGTTGTAGTACCTACCGTTACGCCGTAACGATCAGTAGTTGGATTCTTGGAGTTCGCGGTCTCCAAGACGATATTACCATCAATTCCAGTGATTGAAATTTCAGGTAAACCTAATACAGAAGCTGCTTTAAGTACAGCCTGTAAATCAGACCAAGATACATTCACGCTAATCTCGCACTCTGGCATAGTAAGCTCCTTATCAGGAGGCTGCATGATCATAGAGATGTCGGCAAGAGTGTATTCGACCTTTCGTGTGTTCTCGACAAGGCGAATGCTCGTATCTGTAAATTGTAGATCAGGGTCTTCAAAAAGAGTGATTGTCGCTAGAAAGCGTGATAGGTCATAAATTCCAGCGGTGCCGTGAAAAGTATCTAGACCAGTAGCAATAGCCATAACATTCTTTTGCGGCGAAACAGTCCGGAGAATATCTCCTGGCTTAATAACGATTGATGGATTAATAGAAGCAAAATTCTTCAAGACATTCATAGTATTTTCGCTGAGTTTCATAATTCATATTATCCTTTATTAGATTGGGTATTACGGGTACGAGTACGACTTTTAGATGGTTTCTTCACAGGCTTTTTCTTATTAGCGTAGAATTTAGCACTCGATTCGTCACTAGCTGTAGGTGACGCTTGGATAGCTGCCATAGCGCTGAGACTACCACCAAACACATATGCTCCCATATGCTTAAGTTGCATCCATGGGCACATCCACACTTTCATACCAGCCTTACGGACATTCTGGCAGAACATATAATCCTCTGATAGATATCGCTTGGACTCTGGGTCAATGATACAATCAAAGTATGCCATAATCTCGCGACTGCCATCAAAAGCGTCTGTACGAATGTGGTCAGGTAGATAATGATATTCTGGATAAGCTTCTTCATACTTTTCAAATGTATTGCGAGGGATACACATAAACCCTGTACCAGCTTCTAGCACTTCTACAATCTCGCTAACCACGAATTGCGTGATACCTTTAGCTGGATTAAAAACATAATCTCCCACAAATTGCTCTAGTTCGAATGGAGATTCGTCAGCAAACCCCAGCTTAACTGCTTTAGCAATCTTTTCCCAAGAAATGCTCTTCTTAGGATATGGTCCTGTGATAACATCGATGTTATCTGGATCACTAGTTTGAAGCGAAACTAGCGCGAATACATCATTAGGATGGAATCCAATATCACTATCAATAAACATTAGGTGAGTACAATCACTACGTAGAAACTCATCTACGCAATAATTACGCGCTCGCGTAACAAGAGATTCATTGAATAGATAGTAGAATTTAAGGTCGATGTTATATCGAGCAGCAGAAGCTGCCAAATCATTAGTAGATTTCGTATACATTCCAGAGCATTGCCCACCATACATAGGCGATGCTACAAAGATTTTACTCTTTCGTAGCTCATCAACTTGGATTTTCAGTTCCATTTTCATTTCCTTCACTATTCACTGCAACTAATTCTAAAGGCATATTCTGTTGGTCATGATTATATAGTGCGATGACAGCGTAGTGAATAACCTTCATTAGGTCTTTACGCCACTCCGCTTGATCACCCTTATGACTATATCGTTGGGTATATTTCATAATGTTACCAATACAAAAGCCAACACCATGACCACTGTCGAGAATAAATTCAGTTGCCTGATACTTATTCTGCGCATAATGTTCATTATACGTGGAATTGATGTACGTGTAAACCTCTTCTAGAAGTTTTTCTTCATTATATTTATAACTAATCTCCATAACATTTTCTCCTTCAGCATAAAATATGCTATAGTATTAATTAAACCACTCATCATCGTCAATGTCAAGTTGAACATCACGAAATTCATAATTATGCAAATCTGTCATTACCTTCCCACCTGTGTTAAATACTTATCTTTAGTCTCTTCCCATGACATAAAACAAATATCATCATAGAATAATGTTTCATCAAGAGAGGTTCTTTCGTTCTTGATTAGGCTTTGGATTCTCTTTGAGGCATACTTGGTCTTCCATAGATTAACAAGATATTCTACACTAGTATCAAATGCTTTGTCAAGATTTTTTTCTTCAATGTCTCCTTTCAAAAACTCTCTACTATTCGTATAAAGAGGAGAGAAATAGATACCTCTTTGATGGTCTGAACGAATGATTTCTTTAGGAATCTTCAGCATATTAAAAGTACGTGAACGGTATCGATTTCGATGGTCACGCTTTAACATAAGACCTTTTTCATTCTTAGCCACATAGTGTAGAAAGTATTTTTCAGTATCATTCTTTTTAAAATAACGAAGCATCTCACGCTCAGTATCTTTTGTCAACTCATAGGTTAGAGAACCAGATGAGTATCCCATTTTCTTCCAGTGTCTCAGATTGTCATATTGACTTAGACCACCTGTTTTAGATTTACCATAGAGACTGGTTGTAGTAACAGATACGAGTTTATTACCATAGTTATTTTCCCATTGGTTCTGAACATCATCTGATAGACATAGCAGAGCAAGTAGTTTACCACCAACATAGTTGAAACCAAGTGGCTGTAGTGGTACAATAGAAGAGCCGATACAAGTGTGATTGAGTTTACCACTTTTAGTTTTGTATTCTCTGTCCCATCCAATGTAGCTATCGCGAGGAGTCAAATCAATGAAATCTCCTGTGATACAGATTATACCAAGATATTTTTCAGTCACCCTATCACGAATGATGTAGTGCATGTTGCGACCAATATTAGAATTATTCTTCATTGTACTGATGAATGTACGAAGACAATTCCACTTGTTGATTGTCGATCCTGCGCTATTTTTATTCTGTAAGGTGTTTTGACCGGTGTAAATCATTTCAATATCTAGATTATCAAAGTCTTCAGGAGACTCAGGTATCCAAATATTGTTTTTACATTCTTTAATAAGTTGTCGATTTCTTTCATCAACAAAGTCAAGTTCCTCACCAAAAAGAGTCGCGCGTTTTTCTGTTGGATACCTGCTATGAATTTCTAAATATTTTTGATATAAAGTGTATTCTTCAACAGGCATCTTACTTACAGTGGTCAAATCAGAGATTATACGATTTCGTAATTCATCTTCGCCGATAACATCATCTTCAATAGGATTTGAATCTTGCCATTTATCATATTGTTTCTGTACATTTTCATCTTCAAATAGCATACTTCAACTTTCCCCTTACCAGGACGAATTAGAGAAACTTTTCATTTCATTGACAATAACAGCGTCTTCAATTGTAGCTAGTAGATCCATTCT